TAAATCGAAACTTTTTAATGTTGACTTTTTTCTCTTCACTTCGTCCAATCTATTTAAAAGAGTTCCTAAAAAATAAGAATCCTCTGTCATTTTCTCTTGTAAATAACTCTTTTCCATATTGAGATATTTTACAATAGCTTCTTCAAGACGTTTCCAATCCTTTAATTTAATTGGTTTCCCATCTTTAGGATTATACATAATCCTTCCCTTAAATATTAAAGGAGCATCCTCTTGAGCTTTTTTTAATCTTAAATTAAGAAGAAAAGTAGTTCCTTCTAAAGCTATTTTAGTAATTTCATGTGAATATTTCTCATATTTATTTATAAGTTGATTTACTGCTTGCCAGGGAGATTTTTCTATTTTATGAGCTTTTAATAATTCTATCATTGATGCTTCCTTTTAATTATTCAATCGGCCTCAATTAAGAGGCCGATTATTAAAATGTTCTGGAGACGTGCTTTTATTCCCGGAGTTTATCAAGAATGACTTGTACTGCATCAAAGAATTCTTCTTTAGTAATTTTGCCATCAGCAAGCGCACGTTCAAACTGTTCAATAGCAACCTTACCAACTTCAGCAACTCTTTTGATCTTTTCATTCTTGATAAATCCCATTTCGATAACAAGGCCTAATGTTAGACCAGCTATCGCTAATATAAGAACTACCCACATGTATCCTCACCTCCTCTCTTTTTATTTATCTATATTTTCTCTTTTCCCATTTCCTTATCTTGATCTTTAATAGCATCCATTAATTCTTTTCTACTCATATCATTAATCTCTTCATCCGAAAATCCTGGTGCTATAGTTCTTAATCTTTCTCTTAACTCACTTACTTCTTTTCCTTTCTTTTTCTTCTTATCATATTTTTCCTTTTTTCTTTTAAAATCCTCATCACTCATACGCTTTAATTCATCGGCTTCTTTTTTTATATCTCCAGCATGTTCTTTCATATATTTTTTTGAACTTACTGGTTTTTTTTCTTTACCAGAAAGAATTTCTTTTACTTGTCTTTCCGGTAATGCAAACTTATTTGCAATCTGTTTTACATTAAGATTTGTATCCTTTGCTATTTTCTGAATAGCCTGTTTTACATTATCAGAAATTACTTTTTCCTTTTCTTTTTGTCTCATTACTCTTCCACTTACTTGCTCTTTAGCCCCTGGGGCTAATAGTTTACCTGCTTCGTCTCTGTAATAATACTTATAACTCCCAGGACTACCTGTCCTTTTAACATACTTTTTAGCTTTTCTTAATTCAAAAGCTTCTTCTAAAGTCATTATACCACTTTTATCTTTCTCTTGTTTAACATGCTCAGGCTTCCTTAATGTTAATGCTTCTTTTAATTTCATTTATTTCTCCCTTATACATTTATTTCTAAATCGTAACCAGCTTTTATCAAATTATCTAAATGTTTTTCTAACTCATGCTGAGACTTTTTTGTCTCTTTTACTTCTTCTTCCTCTTCGCCTTCTTTTTCTTCTTCACCCTCTTCAAGTTCAGGTTCTTCTTCACCCTCCTCGTATTCTTCTCCTTCTCCTTCTGATTGCTGTTCTTTCATACTCAATTGCTGTAACAATTGAATAAGTTGAGGATTAAGTACAGTCTCATATTCTTCCCCATCTTTAGGCTCTAAGCCATCTTCATCTCTTACCTCATTAATTGTACGACTGGATTCAATTGCAGCTTTAGCTATCTTATATTTTTTCTCCTCATCTTCTTTATCAATACCTACAAACCTAAATTCATAATCTTCATCAACCTTCCTAATTATTTTATTCATTACTCCCTGAATAAATCCCAAAAGTGCTTCAATTCCCCTAATTTTAGAATATTTTATTCTTCCTTCAAGATTCTCTCCTATAATATGTTGAGTCGTATCAGTCTTAATTCCTAACTCAGCTAAATCCATTCCAAACACACCAGCAAATAAAGAGAGAAAGAAATTCATCAATTTATAATACTCCATATCTCTATTAGAAGGCTGAAGCGTTTTAAAATCTAAAGATACTCCTTCCTTTCCTGAGGGTAATATTGGAATAGTAAACTTTGCTCCCGCTCCTGTCATTGCCATATACCAATATCTCTCAACTGCATTAATAGCCTCTTGATCTGCTTCTCCTTGAATCGCTATAAATCCTTTTGGCACTTTATCTTTAGTAAATAAATCTCTATTATATGATATTCCTAAAATAAGAGTAGTTATTAAATCTACCGCTTGCTCAAGCAAACTATAACCATACCCACGATATCTAATATTTACTCTTTTAAACATATAATCAAAAATTAATTCTTCTTTTGTATATGCGGTCATTACTTGTTCTTCCAATAATTGTACATACTGATACTTCTCCTGATCTTCAAATCCTTTTTCAGAACATCTTCTTATAGTTCCACCGTCAACTAACCAGAAAGCTGCTACTTCACCTTTCCTATTTCTTTGAAGTTCTATAGCAACTTGATCTATAATAAGAACTTCCCTCAGTAACATTTGAGCAAAATCTATAAAATCATCTTCTCTTTTTACATCATAAATAAAACCTGTTTGATCAATAAACTCTGTAAGTTCATCAGCTCTTTTATCATTCTTTTTAGACCTTCTATATTTCTTACTAAATTCACCTTTCTTACAAACAACAAAACCAGGTTGTCCTATTTCCTTAGCTGAACTAAAGAACGGAGTTAATTGCTGTTGTCTTGTATTAATTATCATACTCACAATTGATAATCTCTGAGCCATCCTTCTAAGAATTTCAAAATTAATACTTAAGTATTTTTCTTTAACACCTTGATATACACTCGTTTGTGACATAAATATCAATTGATCTTCAAACTTTGTCTTTAACTGTTTTAATGTAGCATCATACGTATACTTTTTAGTTCCTTTTATTATCCGTGCCAATTTTAATCTCCTTCCTATTTATCAAGATAACCTTTAAAATTCAAAATATCAATAATTGTTTGTCTCCAGTCTCCCTTAAATGTAATTGTTCTATCATCAACAAAACAAATACAAGAAGGCTTTATCGATACTACATTATCTACTATAATATCCCATTGCTTTAACCAATCTCTTATAGCTTGCTTACCATTGAGATATGTACATCTTGCTGACCAGATTACAACTTCATATCCAGCTTCTTTTAATGTATCTATAGCTTCTGCAACATAAGGTACTGGAGGATCTGGAATATGATTAGCTCCTTTCCATCCACTAATGAAAGAATGTATTACTCCATCAAAATCAAGAACTATAGTTTTTTTCTCTTCCATTTAACTCTCCCTTAAGAATTGATTCTTCAAATATCTCAAATGCCACTTTCTCCAATACCGTTTCCAATATCCTTTTATTCGTTCTTTGCTATACATCCCATCTCCATTATAATCATAAAGAATACCCTTTCTCCTTTTAAGTTTTCTCTGCCTGCTGCATCCCATTCTTATCTCCTATATAATCACTATATTCTTTCTTAAACTTTCTATTAATAACAACTCTTAAAGTTTTTACTCCTCTTGATTCAAAATATTTCTCCGGACAACCTTTCATTAATAAAAACTTCTTCATCTTCTTATAATTTAATGTCTTTCTAAATAGAGGATAACCATTTTTCAATCTTATCCATTTTCCATCTACTTTTTTATATTCTCCATATTTACCATAATTTCTCACAGTACCTTCTGGAAGTGCTTTTCTACCTCTAACCGATAATTTAATTGTTTCTTCCATTTTATTTCTTCTTCGGCCTCTGTCCTAATAATTCTTGTGAGTGATGAAATAATCCTCTTAAAAAAGTTTCAGCATTTATTACTTCCAATTCTTTTATTGATTTTGAATCTTCAATTTTCAATCTTCCTTCTTCAATCGCTTCTTTTTCCTCTACTGATATTCTAGGTATCAATGGTTTACTTTTCTCAAACTCAGCATCTATCTCTTCTTTAGTTCTTCCAGCCATTTCCCTCGTTCTATCTTCATAAAATTGTAATATATTAGGATCAAGCATTTCAGCCATTTTACAATAAGCTTCTGCATGAAAAAAGTGATCAGGACTCGACTCCCTCCATTCAAATCTACTTCTATTCCTACCAGTCTCTTCAATAAATATTCTTGTAGAGCTAAGCATATTTTTATAATACTCTCCATAGTCCTCCAAATCGTCATTAAATATATCATGAGCATCTATAGGATTTATCATTATACCTTTACTAAAATCAGATCTTACTTCATCTAATACGAATGTTCTATCTATTGATATTTTCCTTGCACGTACATAACGCTTTTCTGTTTTCTTTATATCCAATAATGTTCTTCCATTTACATATCTACATGAATAAACTTTTTTTACTTCCTTTTTTATCTTCTCTACTTCTCTTACCTCCGGCGTTTCATCAATCATTATAAACTTTACATTTCTAAACTGCTTTAACATCCTCACTAGTTGCTGAGTTGTTTCGAATTTATATACAGCTACTAATTTTCTCTTATTATTATCAAGTCTCGCTCTTACTATCACATGATAATAAGCTCCTACATCAATACCAACATATAATCTTTTATAAATCGATATATCTTCTTTTTTTATCGAATAATTCTTTTTTACACTTTCAAGTAAACTGTAAGTAATTTTGTTTCCAGCGCTTGAATATGGTAAACCCAACTTTGAATTATAAAATATCTGAAGATTTCTATCATTACTAATTGCTTTACTATATTGCCTAACAAGTGAACTCAATTCTATATTTGCTGCAAATAACTGATTAATTCTAAATCCTTTTCTTTCTCTCTCTTTAAAAGTATAAACCCATTCTCCACCCCTCATTCTATCTAGCCGACCACCACATTTTTTACATACTGCAAAAACTTCTCCATCTTCTTCATCCATAACATCAAAAGCTAATTGACCAGTACGCCTTATTACATTCTCAAAAAAACTTAAATTCTGCTGTTCATTACAATATTCACATTTAATATACCATGTTTCCTGAGTAGATTCCAGATAAGCACTATCAATCCCCCAATTCTCTACACTTGGATTTCCTGCTCTTCTTTCAAATTTATAATCAGAGGCATCTAATCTATCAGGAGCTATTCTCAAATTAATTTGATCACATTTATCTACTTCATCAATATACAAAGAATCAGCAGGATAACTGGTAAACTCAGCAGGAGAATTAGAACCTACAAAATTAAGCAGCCCTTTACCAAAATGTTTCATTCCTATAGAAGTTGATTCTCCAATTGCTTCTCTCACTTGTTTATCATAATAAGGAACTGTCTTTAATAATCTATCTAATCTATCCTTTACAAACTTTCCTCTTAAATCCATATTAGGCATTACATATAATATTCTTAATCCGATCTCTCCTGCCTCATGCAAAGTAGAAACTATCATTAATTCAGATACCCCTACTTGAACAGATTTCTCATAACATATATCTCTTTCTTCAAGCCTATACAATGGAATAAGAAATCTATACTTATCTCCAAAATCCATGGGTTTATTATGAACGGTAAGATGATGCTCTTCGGCAAGCCATAAACGAGGGAAACTTTTTCTAAGGCGAGAAATTTTTAAATCTTTTCTTTTTTGTATTTCTTTCTTTGCTACTTCCTTTGTTACTACCACTTAACTAATCCGACTTTTGCCCATCAATAGGACATGATTTTTCTCATTATTAAATTGCCTCTAAGAGCTCCATTTCTAAGTGCATTATTAATTATCACACTCGCTATTACTTCATCTGAGATCAACCCATGCTTACATTCCTTTAATAAAAGTTTATCTATCCAATCCAACTCGTCAACCAACATCGGATATTTTACCACATCTTCACCTAATACTTTATTTACTCTTTTTCTTAATTCATTTTCCATTTTTTTCTCCTCTTAAAAAATCTACTTTTTTTTACTTAACTTTACCTCTTCCTTCTTTTCAAATCTATCACATAAGGTAAGCATAAATTCTATTTGATACTTCACTGCAATTTTCATTAACTTCTTTTTAATTTTACACCTATTTTTTTTCTTACATTCTCCACATAATCTTTCTATACTATCTTTTCTTAATTCACCCATTCTTTTTCTTAATTTACCCACACTCTCATTCATCCTCTCCTAGTAAAACATCTATCTCATGCTCCTCCTGCAAAAGTTCTTCAACTGTTTTATCCTTGTCCTTGTTTACTACCGCTTGAGCTTGACTTTGCTGCACTACTACTTTTCCTACATTCACATTCACTAACTTTCCATATCCTAATGCATCATTACACGCCTTCCTTTTTACATCAGTCACTTTCTTACTAGTCATAATTTGTTCTAAGCCTTCAAGAGCCGGTAACTGCATATCATCTACCTTCTGCTGTCTCTGCTTTATTAAATCCGATTGAAACTCATCTATCATAATTTGTACTTCCGGCCATTTCCTCCAACTCTGAATTGTTGATTTCTTTACATTATATTTCTTTGCCAACTGCTCATAATTCGTTTTCTTTCCATTAGTCGCTATCTCAAAAGCAAACTGTCGATGTATCGGTAATATTCTATGATTACTATTTATCCTTTCACTCCATGTTTCATTTGACGTTTTATACAATATCTCTTTTCCCTCTTGCCATGCTAATATATTCTCAACAATCTGCTTTTTACTCAAACCATAATATGGAAGATTCTTTCCCTTACAGTATTTCCTTAAATCCTCTAATATTTTACTCTCTATATATTCTCTCGAATGTATTTTATTAGGTTTTTTTGGCTGTTTTACTTTCATTACTTCTTTAGGCATTTATTAACTCCCTTCCAGTATAAAACCCCTCAGGCATATTAGTATCAAGATAAAATATAAATACATCAGATTCTGATCTCTCAATTATTTCTCTTACTCTCTTAATCCAATGTTCATAATATGACCACTCCTCTTCATCAATTATAAGCATATTTCTTTCTAACTTTTTCAATCCATTAATCATATCCTCTTTAGAATATTCTTTTCCCACTTCAAAAAAATCACTAAATACATACCACCTATCTAGAGAGCAATAATTCTTTCTATCATATAAATAACAATCTACTCCCATTTTCATTCCTTTCTCTTCTTTCCTTCTATAAAATCATCATATAAAGAACTAACCATTGATCCTTTAACTTTTTCAGGTTTTACTTCTACAAGCCGCTTATGTATAAAATTATCCAATCTTTCAAAAACCTCTAAAAACTGTCCATATATTTCTAATAACTCTTCATTATCTAATATAACATTCTTTCTATTATCTTTCAATTCTTTTTCATCCATAAATTTTCTAACTTTTTTCCTTCGGATTATTATATCTTTCTAATTCTCTCAACTTTTCTCTTAACTTTAATTTTTCAACCAAATGACTATGATGCTCAAGATCATGAACATACATAGAATTTATTATTAATTTAAGCTCAGCTTCATTTACTTTAATCTCAACCTTTCTTTCCTCATTCATAATTCACAGCTCCTTAAATAATAAAAATAGACCTAATAATATAAGCTTATCAACTATCCAAAATAATATTAAATATAGATTATTATGTTTAAGTCCATTTAATCGCATGCCATTTCTCCCTCAATATTTTCTCCAGCTTACAACCTTCATCATATCATACAGATCTTCAGCACAAATACTTATCAACCATTTATTTTCTTTCTTTAATCGTTCTATCTCTTTGTCCTTCTCCTCAAACTGAATACATAAATCCTGTACAAAAAGTTCTTCAGATTCATAATTTACTAACGCAACTTGAAGTGCAATATGTAGAATTTCATGTAATAGATAATGAGATGGTTCTAATTCATTCACATGCCACGGATAAATAATTGCCGTATGTTGATTTAAATTTACAGTGCATTCTCCTGTATAGAGAGTTCCATCTAATCTTTGATCTGAACCTACTGTGATCGTCCAATCATCAAGAATATGAAACTTCTTTTTTATTTCTTCTAATCTATCCATCATTTCTCCTTTAGTGCTTCTCTCACTCTATCTTTTGCTTCTTTTAATCCACAAGTACAAAAATCAGTTTTGTCAATATTACAACCAAATAAGTGAGAACTATAATTATCTACTACATTTTTATATTCAAATAATGCCTTCTTCAATCGCTCTATTTCCGATATAAGTTTACTTGTTTCAGATGCATTAAGACGAGAATCATAGTAACCGCTAGCTAATGCTTTACGCCAATATACAATTATTTCTTCTATTAATCTGTCCATTTCACTTCCCTTTTAGTACTTTTTCAAATCCACAAGTGCATTCCAAATCTTCATCTATTATCATTTGCTTAGCACATCTACAACTAATTTTATGATTACCATACTTTTTTAATAATTTATTTAACCGTTCTATTTCTTCTAGTAGCCCCTTTTCTTTAGATAACCACTCATCTAGTACCACATTTTGTAAAACTAATATTTTGTTTAATCGCTCTATTTCTTCTTGAAGTTTGTCTTTTCCATCAATAAACCCCAGTTCATATTCGTTCATCACTTCTCCTAATAAACTACTCCTTTAAGTATTACATCTTTTGCTTTTATAATTTCTTTCTGTGATTCTACAATTTCTTCCAACCGCTTTATTTTATTATCTTTCTTTTCTAACTCCTTACCATGTTTAATACTTTGAATGACTGCATCATTAAGTACATCCTTTTCTTTATACCATATAATAGTATCATCTTTA